TCACCGCTTCCCCTCCCCGATCATCCCCATCGCCAGCCGCATCGCCGCCGCCTGCGCCGGCGCCAACTCCGCCAACATCAGGTCCGCCCAGACCTCCGCCCCCGGCGCCGCCCCCGTCACGGGCCCGGCGCCGACGGCGATGGCCGCCACGACCTCCTCCGGAATGCACCCCACCAGCGCCCGCGCGGCCGCTTCCACCCGCGGATCGTCCACCGCCGCCCCCGCCAACTCGTCCAGCAGCCCGTACGCCGCGTACGCCCGCTCCATCGACCCCGGCTCCACGAACATCTCCCGCAGCGCCGCCGCCATCGCCCCCTGCGCCCGACCGTCGCCCGACGCGTCCAGCAGGGCCAGCACCTCCCGCTCCCGCACCGCCATCGCCGGCTCCGGCCCCGGCAGCGTCGCCGACGTCCGCGCCATCTCCGCGAACAGTCCGGCCAGTTGCTCCGACACCGGGCCCTCCTGCGGCAGCCCACCCGGCTCCTCGCTGCGCCGCAGCACCTCCGCCAACCGCGCCCGCCGGGCCCGGATCGCCACCTCCTGCCGCGCCAGGTCCTCGTCCAGCTCCGCCAGCACCTCCCGCAGCTCCCGGCCGGCGTCGTCGGCCAGCACGTCCCGAACCTCCTCCAGCCCGAGCCCCAGCTCCGTCAGCCGCCGCACCCGGGCCAGTGCCACCGCGTCCCGCAGCCCGTACTCCCGGTACCCGTTGGCCCGGCGTTCCGGCTCGGGCAGGAGCCCCAGGTGGTGGTAGTGACGAACGGTCCGCGTGCTGACGCCGGCGATCCCGGCGAGTTCCCCGATGCGCATGGCCCCAGTAGAAACGTTGTCGCAACGGCAAGGTCAAGCCGCCGGAATCCGCCAGGTAGCATGGTCGGCACGGCGGACGAGCCGGCCGGGCGGTCGCGTGGGGATCGCAAGATCCTCCCGAGGAACGTCCGGGCTCCACAGGGCAGGGTGGTGGGTAACGCCCACCCGGGGTGACCCGCGGGACAGTGCCACAGAAAGCAAACCGCCCGGGCCGCACGGCCCGGGTAAGGGTGAAACGGTGGTGTAAGAGACCACCAGTGCCCAGGGTGACCTGGGCAGCTAGGTAAACCCCACCCGGAGCAAGGTCAAGAGGGGCCATCGGCTGATGGCCCTGCGCGGACGATCGAGGGCTGCCCGCCCGAGTCCGCGGGTAGACCGCACGAGGCTGCCGGCAACGGCAGCCCTAGATGGATGGCCGCCTCCCGGCCGACCGCAAGGTCGCCCGGAGACAGAACCCGGCGTACAGGCTGGACTCGTCCGTCGGCTAGCTAGCGCAGGCCCTCTGATCAGGCAAATGACCTGGTCAGGGGGCCTTTTGCTGTGAAGTGGATGGCGGTCGCCTGCTTACTGTTTGTAGCCGTTCTCGGGTGTTTCTGAGTGCCCTGTGGCGATCCTGTGGCGGTCATCGGCACCCGAGAGCCGGTCCGACGAGAAGCCACGCCGACAAGAAGCCACGCCGCGCCGATGAAGGCTGCGGATCGCCTGATCATCTCCACCCAATTTCGATCGCAGAGTCTCCGGATACGGCGAACAGGCTGGCCGCCGGGCAGCCGGTCTACCTTGGTCCTCGGGGTGGCCGGGGCGGGTCTGGTTTTCGATGCTTGCCCGTCCTCGGGGCCATCGGTCGGCTGGTTGGGGGCGCTGGAGTGGGGGCCGTGTTCGCGTCCGGGTAGAGGATGCGTCGGGCCTCAGCCAGGTTGGCCGCGAACCCGTGTGGCTCCCATGTGTGGCCGTTCCATCGTTCGATGGCGCGTGGGGCGTCCGGGTTCAGGTGGGCCGCTCTGGGGCCGTCCCCGAAGACGATGGGCATCGCCCGCAGGCGGCCGACCTTGGCCGCCCGGCGGTTGGCCCAGTCGGATAGCGATTCGTCGTCCATGCGCCGTTCCTCGGTTCGGAGGGCCGGGAGGCCACGGCAAAGCCCCGTCCGTGCACTACGAGCGCAGCATACGGACGGGGCCCGTTGATCAGTGCCGCGACGTTCGTCGGGTCCGCCGGGTCGGGGAACGGGACGCCGTGCCAGCCTTCGGCGTCGGGCGTGCGCGTCTCGTAGGTCTCGACTGCCAGAGCGCTCATCCGTCCACCTCCTCTTTCGTGAGAGGCCGTGCCGCCGTACCGTCGAAGGCACGGCCCGAAGGTCCGCAGGGTTCCTGCGGTGGGGTCACCCGCCCCGGCTGCTCGACTGTCCAGGTTTCCGCCGCCGGGGCGGGAGTCTCATGTGCCGGTCACGTGGGCGCAGTCGTGGCAGAGTCTCCCGGTGTCCGTTGCGGTGGTTCCGGATTCCCCGGGCGGCGTTGCACGCGGTCTTCCAGTCCCTGGCCTTCGCCGCCTGGTCGCGTTTGGTGACGAGGGCGGCGCAGTGGGAGCAGCCGGGGGTGGGTGTTCCCTCCAGGAGCCATGGGTCCAGGGTGAGTTCGAAGGGTTCCGCGCTGTACCGGCTCGGGGTCGTCATGCCATCTCCGCGGGGTCTCGCGTCGTTTGGGTGACGACAAACCTAGGGACTGCTGGGCCGTGGGGCGCAGCTGGTTGCACGCGGTTGCACGGATTCATCCCAGCGAGTCGATTGCTCTCGTGATGCATGCACGGGCTTTGGGGCCCCGGGCGGCCAACTTCGAAAGCTCGTTGAAGGCTTTGAGATAAGTCCCGATCTCGCCGGGAGCAATCAGGTTGATCTCCGCTGTCAACGTCTCGACGGCAACCTGTGAGTTGTCAAAGGCGTAGAAGGCTTCCAACGGCCAGACCGTGCGGCGGACGCCGAACGGAATCACACCGAGTGAGACGTTGGGTTGAGCCACAAGGTTCGAGGCGTATACGCGGAAGTGACGGGTTCGTTGGTAGAGGGGGACGGTCTGTTCGTGGACACGGCGCATCCCGTCGCGGTGGAGCCGGCGCCACTCCACGTACATGGACTCGGCGTTGCGTGATGCTGCGATGAGGTCCGGGATCTGAGCCACGGCACCGCGCGGATGTACTCACTCGCCGGCTCGGAAACGATCCGGGCCCGGCGCATGACCACGCCCTTGCTGGTGACTTCTTGTACTAGGTCGAGCCATGGTCGCCACCACGAGGCACGGTCGTCAGGGTTCAGACGGTGGCCCTCACGCCATGCTGCGAACCCTTCGATCTCGTTCTCAACGCCGTAGCTGTCGCGCATCTCCAAATGGACGGCCGAGGTCTCGGCGGCTCGGAGAAGGTCGGCAAAGCCAGTCAAGCTCTGCGACATCAAGTGCCTCCCTGAGGAGCGGGATCATCTGGTTCGGCACTCGGATCACGGCTTCGTGCTCCGGGGTTGGGACGTTCTTCGCACTTTCTCCTGTCGTCCGGTCATCCGCCTTCCACCCTTGGATGACGAGGTCCTTGTTCTCTTCGTCCACCCACACGGCCGGAGAGCCGTGGTCCCCCGACTCTGGATCTTTACCGACGAACCGTAATGCCATGGTGACCTCCCCTGTCGAGCGCGTTGCGCCTGGTTGCACGGCCATTCCGTTGCGGGAGGAGGTCGTCAAGGACACGGGTGCGAACTCGCGCCAATGCTGGGACGGCAGACGCCCCGCAGTAGCACTGCGGGGCCGGAATCACCGTGCAGTCGTACCCTTCGGACATGAATTCCGAACTGTTCTTTGAGTGGGACGGCCGGCCGGATGCGGACAAGTACGTGATCGGAGAAATGTACGCGGCGGCCGGCGAGCCGCCCTACACGGGGGACGACGAGCCCGAGCCCGAGCCAACCGGCGGCCAGGGCCGGCCCCGTACCATCGGCGCGGTCGCGGCCCGCCGCGACGGGGCGCTGCTGGGTTGGGCATGGGTATACGAGGACCCGGACCACGAGCGGGTTGCGCGAGTGCAGGCAACGTACGTGCCACGTCAGGTCCGCCGTCTCAAAACCGGCTACTACGACCTGCTCCCGCCGACCGCCGAGGAGTTCGAGATGGTCACGGGCCTGTACCGCCGGGCTGCGGACGAGGCCCGCGCCGCCGGCTACCGCACCCTGCGATGGGGCGGTCGGGACACCGGGCCCGACGGCCAGGCGGCGACCGCGCTGAACGCGCACGGACACGGCGACTACGCCCGTTACTGGAGCACCGAGCCTGCCACATGGCAGCCCCCTGCCGGGCTGCCCGATGTGCAAGTTCACCAACTGCCCGCGCACCTCACGCTGGCGACGGCGGACGCAGAAGTCTCAGCCTTCATCGACGGGCACGCGGCCTACATCAATGCCGGGGAGTCGATCCGCCACGAGAACGCCGAGCCGCGCGCGCTCGCCGCGCTGATCGCGGAACTCGTCACACACCTGCGGCGCGACCACCCCGAGGTCACCGAACTGACCATTTGGGAATTCGACGACGCCGCGGTACGCCAAGCACTGCCGCTGGCCGGACTGCGCCTCACCGCACGCACCATGGACTACGAGCTTCCGCTCACCCCTTCATGACCTCGGCAACAAGCCCGCCAATACACCACCCATGGCACGGAGGCGAGTGCGGCATCAACCGTCTCAAGTGCAACCGGGCTGTTACTGCCAGATTCGACAAACTCGCAGTCCGCTAAGAAGGCCACACTGACCGTTGCGACAGTGAGCCTCCTGGGTAACTTGGCGCGAGCGCCTGGTGTCCGCGGCTCTTCTTTCGGCTGATTATTCCGCTCGTGGCCTTCTATGAGACCTCCATGCGGCTGACCGTAGAGGCGGATGGGCAAGCTCCGCTTGTCGGAGTGACTTGGAACGCCATCCGTCTCGTCGCAGGCGTTGTTGCGTTGGCTCTAGTGGGACACGCAATCTGGAGTTGGTGGCGCGCTCGGCATGCCCTTTCGCCAGAGACAGAAAAACATCACACCGGAGAAGGCATTACGTCTGGGTGATCTCTCCAAGCCCATCTCATCGCCTTCGGCGTAAATGTGTTACATGCCCGCCTCCACGGCGTGGATGCCGGACACCCACGTCAGGCCGTCACGGGCCCAATGCCCGTAGTTGACCGCGTACACCGCCGGGTCCTCCAAGGTCACCGTGGAGTCCGTCCGGTTCGTGCGGACCCGGGTGTGGGCCGCCAAGGCCCCGGTGTGCCGGTGCGCCTCGACCACGGCTCGGACCCGGTCGGCCCGCTGGTCCAGTTCGTCCGCGACCGCGTCCCGGACGCCCCGCAGGTGCGCCACGATGCTGTCCGTGTCGGGCTTCACCGTCGCCATGGGCTCACCCTCGTTTCCGTATCGTCGCCACGTCGTGGGCCAGGCGCCGGGAGCCGCCGAAGCGCTGGGGTTCCCCGACCACGGTCCAGACCTGTCCGGCCCACTCGACGCGGGACCAGGGCCCGGCCGGCAGGGACCGGGCGTACACCCGGTACTCCGTGCCGGTCAGGTAGCCGGCCTCGCCGCTTTGGCCGGTGGTCGTCGGAAGGACGCGGGCCCGGATGGTCACCGGGGCGCCGGGGCCGGGCTTGGTGCCGCCGTAGCCGTCGTCGACGTCCGCCGTGGGGTAGACCGTGACCTGTTCGGGGCCGGAGACCAGCAGGCTCACAGTGAACCCCCTAGGGACTCCGCGGGCACGGCGAAGAGGCCGGAGGCGCCGACGGCCGCGCGGATCATGCGGGCCTCGCCATCGGTCAGGCCGCCCCCGATGGGGAGCGAAGCGGGGAGTTGGTACTGGTATCCGCCGACTACCTCTGACCGGTACCCCTCCGGGTTGCGGACCCGCCGCTCCGCAGCCGCCAGGGTGATGGCCACCGCGACGGCCGGGGCCCGGCCCGGGTCGGGCCAGGCGTCCCCGTACGCCCGCACGAGGGCGGAGGCGTCCGCTAGAGCCGCCTCCGCCTGCGCTCGCTCCTCCCCGACCAGCTCACGGCCCAGCCGCTGTTCCAGGGCCGCCATGTCTGCCAGGGGTTTCACGCGGTCCCTACTTGTCGGCCGGGGGCTTGGACGGGGTGGGCATGTCCAGTTTCACCGCGCGCACCAGGCGCTTGGTCGGGTTCTTGCCGCCGCCCACCGGGTCCGTCATGACGTTGAACCCGGCGAACAGGTTCACGATGGAGCGGTCGCGCAGCTTGGACACGTCGTTCAGGCGCCCGGACTTCAGCAGCGCGGTTTCCACGTCGGCGCCGATCAGGAGCGTCCGGTCGTTGGTCGGCACCTCGTTCTTGTTGAGGGCCGCGCGGGCGTCGATGAAGGCCGGGAACGGGTCCTTCTCGTCGACGACGATCGCCGGGACGCTGTACGTCGCGGTCTCGATCATGTTGGCCACACCCGCGTCAATGGCCTTGGCCACGGCGTTGACCTGCGGCTGGAGAACCTGGGAACCGAAATCCCGGATATCCAGGGTCAGTTCCTCGTCCGTGACCGCCACGGCTGAGTAGATGCCCTTGTTGAGCTGGACGGTGAGGGAGTCCTCCGCCAGCTCGTCCAGGACGATGTCCGACGACCGGTCGTTTCGCCAGTCGTACTCGCGGGCGTTGAGCTGGGCCGGAATCCGGACCGTGACCGAGTCGGCCTTGGCGCCGGTGAAGTCGAACCCGGCGTTCGACCAGACCAGGTTGGCCAGGACCAGTTCCCGTTCCAGCAGTCCGAGGGACGTCGCTGCGATGGTCTCCGACTTCAGAAATGCGTTTGCCATGTGCTCCGCTCAGCTGGGCCCCGAGCCAGCACGCAGCACACCCAGGGCCGTGGTCATGAACCCTTGGTTTTGGTGCTGCGGTGAAATGCCTACCGGCGGGCACGCGGGATGCTGGCCGCCAGCTCTCCCGGATCGCTGGGAGCCGGCGTAACCGACGGATCAAGGCCGCCCCGGCCCATGCCGCCGGCCTTGCTGTGGAACAGCTCCGCCAAGGTCTTGGCGTCGGCCTCGCGGGCGTCCTCGTCGGCCCCGGTGATCCGGACGGCCAGGGCGTCCGGCAGGCGGTAGCGGCGGGCCAGGCGCTCCCGGTGCAGCTCCGTCTCCAGCTCCGTGGCCCGCTCCGCCACCGCCTGGAACTCCTCCGGCGACCGGGCCGCCTTCAGCGCCTCCGCCGTCTCCCGCGCCTTGGTGCGGTACCGGGCAGCTTCCGCTCGTACGGCCTTCAGCTCCGCGCGGAGGGCATCGGCGTCCAGCTCTTGGCCGTCGCCCTGCTCCTCCGGCCGGGCCGGTTCCTCGGGGCCGTTCGCGGCCTCGGTCGGGGCCTGCCCGTCGCCGGCTGGAACGTCGGCCGGCTCGGAGGTGGTGGGGGGTGGTCTCCATGCGGAAGCTCTCCTCGGTGTTGTCAGGGTTCGATGTGCGGTCCGGCTCCAGGTGCCCTGGCCGGACAGTTAGGTGAAGCAACGGGGCCTGATTGGGTTAACTGCCTTACGTGAACGGATCGAAGGACATCCACCAGGGGACTTTCCCAGCACGTAGTTCCACTTCGACCCTTGGAGATTTCCATGCGCATTCGCACCGCAATTGCTGCCGCAGCCCTGGTCACGACCGCTGTACTCCACGGAGCAGGCGCGGCTGCTGCCGTTTCGCACATCGCTCCCTCGACCCATTCCAAGCAGGTCATCTCTTCGGATGACGACGACGATGACGACGAGATGGGCCAGAGCGACGACGAGATGGGCCAGAGCGACGAAGACTGAGCACGCCTGAGGGGTGAACGGCCAGTCCGTGTGCCTGGCTAGTGCCCTCTAGAGGCTTCAACGTGGCGACGCCATGCCCTCCGGGCCTCCGAGCCCGTCATTCCGCGGGTGACTTCCTGCCACTGGCGGTCGTAGTCGCGGGCCTGGGGGGTCATGAAGTCGTTGCGGGAGTAGACGGGGACCGTCTGACAGTGACACCCGTTGTGGTACCGAGTCAGGTCTTCCCGGGCGACTCGTCCGCGTCGGCCTGGTCCAGGTGCTGGCGAACCTTGGCCGGTCCCTGAGACACCAGGGACGCCACGGCCGCCCGGTCGTGGGACTCCTCAGGCTCCTCCGGCCAGTCGAACCCTTCCAACCGGATCTCCTCGCCGTCATCCGGCTCCGGCGTGCGGATCGTGTCCGTCTGGTCCGCCCAGTCCTCCCGGAGTTCCCCCGGGGTCGTGGTCTCACCCACGTACTCCCCGGACAGCGGCGGGACCGTGTGCCCGGTCTCCAGGGCCCGGTACAGGCGGTAGAACGCTGCTGCCTGGTCGCGGGAGCGCCGACGCTCACGGCGGACCAGAGCCAGCATCCAGGCCAGCCACGCGGCTCCACTCTCCTCCAGGGAGTGCGGGTTCACGCGTGACCATTGGGCCAGTGACTGGGACGCGATCTGGACCCCGATGTGCTCCTGGGCCTGCCAGTACTCCTCAACGAGGGCGGTCGTGGCCCTACGCAACGTGGGCCCCGGCCGGCTCGGCGGCCACTACGGCGGAGGCCATGCGGTCCGCCATCTTCAGGCCGGGGTCGTCGGGCTTGGTCGGAGAAGATGACGGCGTGCCGCCACCACGTCGAGTCGCTCTCCAAGGCCGGCGGCTGGATGAACGTCCTCGGGTCGTCGGAGCCCGCGAACTCGTAGTGCACGTGGCCGGCAATGCGAGGGTCGGCCTGGTGCATGGCACTTGCCTTGTTGAACGCCTGGCCCTTCCGCCACTCGAAGTGCTTGCCCGGCCGCCACTGATGGTCATGGGCGTGTGCGACGACTGTGCCCGAGCAGTCGACGACGACCGTCAGCTCGTCCGTTCATCCATGTCCGGCACAAAGCACTCGACATGCGCGAAGCGCTCCGGGTTCGGCTCCAGGGCGTCACGCACGGAGACCAGAGCTTCGGTGTCGTGGCTGCCGCCGCCCCAGGGCGCCCTTGTCGTGGACCAGTACGGCGTCGCCATGGTTGCCGGGGACGGCCGCCGTGGCCAGTCGCGCGGAGCGCGGAGTGGGCGGCGGGGCTGGGCCAAGTGCCATGCGCGCGGCGGATGTCGGACGGTTCGGGGGGCGGTGGTCAGGGACCACCGCCCCAGTGCCCGCCCCCCCGCTGACCACGCATTTCACCTCCGACGGGGCCGACTGCCGTTGTTTCGCGGCGTGTTGGGGCGGGCCGGCGTGCGGGGCGGTGTGTCCGCCCCTTGGTTGCTCTCCGCGCCGGGTGGGCGGCGGTCGGGCGTGTCCGGCCGCGTAGCTCATCGTTCTCATCACACAAGCACATCTCCATTCATCGAGGAGCCTTGATGCGACGAGTTCTGACGGCAGTGGGCATGGCCGCGGCCGCGATGACGCTGGGGTCGGCCGCCGGCGCCCACGCCGCCGACGGACCGAAGACCCCCGACCTGGGCGGGCTGAGCAACGTGGACCCCGGCAGCCTGGGGACCACGGTGGGCGGTGCCGCGCAGCAGGCGACGCAGGTCGCCGGCGGGGCCCAGGACAAGGTCGTCAACAAGGTGGTGCCCGCGGAGACCCAGGCGCTCGGCCGGGCCGCGGCGAAGGTGACGCCGCCGGCGGCGCAGGCGGCCGGGGCTACCTCCGGTGCGGCCGGGGAACTGCTGGGCGAGACGGCGCAGGCGACCACCGCCGACGGCGGGCTGCTCGGTGGCCTGCCGGCCGACGGGCGGGCCGGAAAGGGCCTGACCGACGCGGCGCCGACCGCGGCGCTGACGGACGCGCTGTCCGGGAAGGCGGTGACCGGCGCGCTGCCGACGAAGGGTGCGCCGGCCGCGGGCCAGCTGCCGGTGCAGGGCCTGCCCGGTCTGGGCTGA